CCATGTGCCCAGAACGAACAACCAGTCTTTACAGTTCGCCAATGTTCTTGAACATGACGAGCTTGGTCGGCTGGTACGCAATCGGAACCGCGTAAAGCAACTGCATCCAGCGATAAGACGCACTCACAACAGCGAGGGGCATCTTCATCAACGGAGCCAACTGCTTGACCCGGTAGATATCGGGAGACATCGGCAGGAGGAACGCAGTCCGCGTACCCGCGATAGTCGCACCAGTATCAACCCAAGTCTGCGGCGAAGCCGAGAACTTCACATTCGTGACGAACAGCGCACCACTGGCATCATCGTTATCCCGACGATAGATGCGGTAGTACAGAGGATCTGCACCAGCACCCTTCGTGATCGGGACATCGATGGTGTTGTTCGCAGCAGCAGTCGAGTTAGCCGTGATGACGGTCGGAGCCGATTCACCACTCGCGTTCACGGCAGTTACCTGATATGCGTAGTCGCCAGCCGTGAGGCTACCAGTGGTAACCGCGTTGACAGTCAGCGCACCAACGGTCGGAGCCGCAGGAGCATTCGGGCTGGTAGCAGCCGAAGGCGGGGCACCGATCTGCGAGCTTACACCACCGGGGGTGATGAAGACATCGGGGTTGAACTGAATCGGGCCGATCTGCGACATGAACGAAGTCACGTTCAGACCGACAGTGCTTCCACTGGGAGCCGGAAGGTTGTAGCGTTCTTTCGGATAGAACGTACGAACCAGATCCGACATGTTCTTCAGACCAAGGAACAGGTCCGAAGGCACACCGTAGTTCTCAGCAGCCACGTTCACAGCACGCTCAATATCACCCTCGGTCAGGCTGTTGCCCTGAAGGTCGATAACGTTCGCAGCGGGAACAAGCTGTTCCAGACCGTCGAACTCAAGAGCGTTGTTGGTGGCGTTGCCGTAGAACATGGACCGTTCCATCTTGTTCAGCAGCCACATCGTGCCGTTCTTGGTTTCCAGCGAGATCACGTCGCCATTGGCCGGCTTGATCAGAGTCGCCGGGTGCTGAACTTCGCGGGTCGTACCGAGGTACTTCACCAGCGCAGTTTCGCGGCTGTAGTTGGTATCCTGAGTCTCAGGAAGACCACCAGCAGCAAAGAAACCACCAGCGTCCACGTTACCGTAGGCATTCAGGCGGTTATACTCTTCCACGGTCGAGTAGGCCGGAGCCTTCGTGACCTTGGGCCAAATCTTGAGATGCTTCATCTCGAACGTGACGACCTTCAGAGTCTTTTCCAGACTCTCAACACGCAGAACATCACCACCAGTGGTGGGAGGGTTCGCGTAACCGACACTCAGGGCTTTGTTCAGGTCAGCGACCTCTTCCGGCGAAGCAACGCCGAAACCCTGAATGTTGGCATAGTCGTTCACACCAACAAAACTCTGTTCACCTTGAAACAACATCGCAGTTTTTCTCCTCTATTAGAGTTGCGACTTACTCGGTCTTGGAAGCGTCAAGCTTCTTCAGACCACTCTTTGCCAACGCTACCATCGGGGCAGAAACCTTCCGGGTAGCTTCCAGTTCGAGGATTGCAGCACCAGCGGCGGGGTCACCCTCGCCATCGGCCCATGCCGCATCCAGACCCTTGGAGAGGTCGGCCAGAGTCATGTCAGTCGCACCCTGCGAGTCGTTCTGCTCGCTGTCTGCGCTCTTCTCGATGACTTCCACATCCGAAACCTTATCCACACTCTTGCGAACATCGTCGGAGCCGTCCCCGTACGACTTCACAATGTCACTGAGGCCCTTCACCGACTTCGCGAGTTCCGAAACGGCGCTCACGACTTCAAGGTTGAAAGACTCTTGGTCATCGATGCTCTTGTTCAGGCCGCTCTCAAACGCCGACAGGCTATCAGTGATACCTGTGGTGATCGCTTCCAGAAAGTTCGATACATCGACACCTTCCTGAATGCTCTCATCAGCGAACGACTTCGACACAACATCGAGACTCTTCTTGGCACCACGCATCTTTTTGGTGGTCCCGCACTCTTCTTCCTCTTCCTCTTCCTCTTCCTCTTCTTCCTCTTCGTCCTCTTCCATCTCTTCGTCGCCACCCTTGATCAGAGCATCAACGCGGCTCAGGGCCTTATCGAGATCATAAACGTCAATAGAGTCAACCGACTTCTCTTCTTCCTCGGCATCCTCTACGACTTCCTCTTCTTCAACCTCTTCCTCTGCATCCTGACTCTTGAAGAGATCATCTTTACGCTTCCAACGCATGTTAGCTACTCCTTAGCTGTCCAGAACGATGGTGTTCACAGCCGCAATAGCCGTTCCACCAGCAGGGGTTCCAGTCGAAGTTCCGGTGACGGGCGTGCCAGTGATATCGCTCGCACCACTGATGGCTGAACCATCGATGTTGTGCTTATGCGAGTTGAAGCTCGCCACAAGCGAGTTCACCACGGTGACAAGAGCCTCTGCGACTCCTCCCTTGGGAACATCCTGAATAACTCTGACTTCTGCCACTAGAAGACTCCTTCTCTTGTGTAGGCAAACAGCCACTCTACGAAACGTTCAGCCGCTGCCCTCGTATATTCGGGCCTCCGTGACTGCACAAGCTCCACAACTTGCGATTTGGTTATGCTTTTCGCGACCATCCCATCAGTCAGTTCAACGATGGAACGTCGTTTACGCCTTTTCTTTTTCTTCTTGTCTTTGATATCACACTCAAGGGACTCTGCCCGAAGAACATCCCCACCAGACATCGGCGGGTTGGCATGAGTCACTTCAAGAGCCTTCGCTACGCATGCAGGACACGAACAGTGTTCGGCATTGGGCGTCTCACAGACGTAGTCGTCTTCAAAGGTCTTGAGGAGATCGGTGTAGGTTGCTTGGTTGACTGGGCAGTGGGTGATCGCTACTTCTCGGATAAGACACTTCGCGATGTTACCGTTATCTGATCTTGCCCGGACCTTTCCCTGAACAGAAAAACCCAAAGGCGACTTCTCACCTTCAGGAACACTACTGAGGATACCAAATACTTCTTGTGCTGTCGGCTTGTGCTTCCAGAGGTATCCTTCTGTCCAAAGACCTTTTCTGAGGTTCTCGATATAGTCGATGGGACCAAGAAGGTTCTGCGGCCCCTTTTCGTGATTCCAGTTGAAAACCCCCCACCCCGAGTTCATGTACGAAAGGTCGATGCCCTTCTGCATGATACGCTCACCCTCAAGGTCACGATCTTCGGTTGACGCGACACCGCCGACACGCCAGTCCGTCAGAGGATTTGACTCTGTCTTTACCTTGTGGCCCTTAGTGAGACCGGCGGGCATGAAAAACTCAAAGGAGTGATCTACAAGTTCCACGTATCAGACCTCACTAAAAAAGGGGAACGACCCTACAGGTTTCCCTGCCAGATGTCGTTCCCCAGTTGAACGTCTTATCCCTCGTATATCCCCAAAGTACAATAGTTTACGGAAAGTGTCAAGAGGGGTTTTCACTTCTTGTCCTTGGGGACTACCAACTTTTCCGAGCAGAACTTCCCGCCCAAAACCACAGGAATTTGTGTAAGTTCCTTGCAATTTATGCACTTTGCGAAGCACCGACCGTTCTGGAAGATCAAGATTTTCGACCAGACTTTCACGGTTCCGTTATCGAACGACTTTACGATATTCTCCGAACAGTGGGCGCACTTGAACCGCTGTTGACGCATCTAGGTTCTCGCTTTCTTCTTAGGACGGATCGTACCGATACTGCTGTCCCACTCCCACCCCTTGGGGATACGGATCAGTTGGCACCTACAATGAGGGTGTACTGCATCCACGGTAGGGAGCCACTGGGTCTTTCCCGGCTCAGGCTTTCCGGCCTTTCTACCGATGTTTGAGTTACCCTCTATCTTGGACAGTTTGAAGACCTTTGGTTCTCCGTTGTCATCAAGGAACAGAAGCTTGCAATAGGGACAGTTGTGAACAGCTATCCCATTCGCAAAGTAACTCTCATCTTCTTCCACGCATAAGTTGTATACAACACCCTCGAAGCTTCCTGAAACAGAGGACTTGACTTTATGTGTCCGGCAGTTTACACTCCGAAGAACCCTTTTAGTGGAGGATACACCATGCCTGCCTTGAAGAAGACTCTCCCTATGAAAAAGATTGCTAAAGAATACACGACGACTTCTGCATCGTTTTGTTCTCTTGCTAGAAAATACGGGGTCACCCACCACACCATTAGGACACGGCTTGAAGCCGAAGGGGTGCCCTTGAAAGACACCCGTACCACTCAAGCCGCACGCATGGCGAGCATGACAAAAGAACAAAGGAAAAGTCTTACTGAGAATGCACGAAAGGCTAGAGCTAAGGCCATCTCTCCCCAAGCCCTTCGTAAAAAAGCCCGTACAAAAATGAACAGTAGATCTCACATGACGGATGATACCAAGGATCTGGTTTCTAACCTGTCTCCCTACCTTACCCAAGAACTTGTTCCCGAATTTGCCTTCGATATCTACAACCTCGATATCGCTATCCCTTCCGAGAAGATCGCGGTAGAGATGGATCGGGGAAGCTGGCACTACTCCGGGGCAACCAGAAAGAGGGATATCAAAAAAGAACGGCTTCTCCGTGATAGGGGATGGATACTCATCCGTATCGAGGATTCCAGTGAGTGTGACTACCTCATCACCGTACTTGACCGACTTGGCCTCAACCCAGTTCATCCCAGAAAGAAAAGGGTGATTAGAGGTAGCCGTAACGGATCTCCCTCCTGACTGTATAGTAGTAATACCACCACAGTACTCTCGCTTAGATACCCCTACCACCTTCCTCCATCTTAGTTTGTGGGTCAGAACCACATCCCCGGTTTTTATGTCTTCTATGGGAACAACTCCGGTCTTTGTGTAAACACATACCCCTGCCGGAAAACACGCGTCTGGGGCAGGAAGCTTGATTACGTCTATGTCGTTTCCGTACTTGCTACGCATGGTCGAAGCAACGCCTTGCTGCACAGCGTTGTGTACCTCTGTGACTGCGGTTCTGCGGAAGTCCTTGGCATACCCACCGAACTCGTTTGCCAAGTCGTTTGCAAGCATCCGTGCGCTCACCTTCTTCGCACTGGTAATGTAGCCTTCTGTAGCATTGGCAATCTCTACGGTTCTTTCTCGACGTGCTGCCTTGGTCGCGGCCTCTGCAAGACCATCCTCTACCTTTCTCGACATCTTACGGATACTCGATACCGCTTGTTTGGAAAGGTAGGCTACAGCCATCTTCTGAAGTTCAGTTATTTCAGGCATCTTTCGCAGGAGGGCTTTGAACTGAGCATAGGACAGCTTTACCGCTTGTGTTCTGCCTACCTCTTCTACGATATCTCCAAACTGAACAACCTTTTTCAGCAAGGCTTTAGAGGACTTATTTATGAGTCCCCTAGAAACCAAGTTTGCAAAGATCTCTTCAGGAACATACTCGCGACCTACTGTGTTTGCGATAAACGCCCAGTGGTGCATGCGGATGATCTCTTCGATCTTGTATATCTGATCAGCAGTAAGTCCTGCAAACATCAGTCGTCCTCTTCCTCTTCATCTTCATCTATATTCTCTTGTGGAGTAACGACCTCAAGGATCTCCTGAGCCATGGCAAGTAGCGTGCTTTGGTAGTCCTTGATCCACTCCTTCTCGATACCCTGCACAACAGGATACTCTGACTCCCGGAGCTTTACCGGAAGCTTGGCAGTACATTTTCGATCCACATTGACAGCTTTGAAGAAGTCATCGTAGACAGGCAAGCTCTTTGCCATGATCTCGTTCTCTTCGTGCTTGAACACGATCTTTCGCATGAACTCACGAACCTCCGCGATCAGGACACCACCTGTCAGGTACGCGGCGTAGGCTTCACAGAATGACTCTTCCGGGTTCAGCCCACCATAACCCATATCCGTATGCCCACGAACAAGTGATGCGTAGGCTTTCAGGATACGGGGGTCCATGTAGTTCATGTAGTGATGGCAGATCTCATGAAAGACCACCCACTCAAAGTCGCACTCGACCTGAGGATGTTCAAGTCCACAGGTAAGGGTAATAACTCTGGTGTCGGGATCATACGAACCAAGGATCAACGCCTCTGTTCGACCTTCCCTCTTCAGTGCTTCCAAGTAGTTGGGTGTGTCTGAGTAGTGTCCGATAGGATACGACTTCATCTTGTTACTGATATCGATCCTGCGGATACCTTTGAGGTGTTCTGCTGGAACCTTACGAAGGAACTCAAGGAGTTCTGGAATCGTAGTGTGCTTAGACATAAATTGCTCACCCTCGTACTCTCGCAACGATGGACGATGCAAGTTACGTAGGGTGATCTCTTTGAAGCTGGAACGCTTCTGCTTATGGTCTAAGGCGACTGCGTTGTTCACAGTTCTACCTCAAGCTCCTCGTATGATTCACGAACTTCTGAGAGACCTTTGTGAAGATCTGCAAGGGCTTTACCCATATCTCCACCGATCTCACCAGCAAGAGCGGTCATCTCGTCTTCAGGACTTCCACCCTCTTCCATCTCACCTTCTTCTCCACCTTCACCCATGCCTTGGGCCATTTGTTTTTCCATCTGCTTCATCTGAAGAAGCTGGATGTAGACAGGGTTCAAGGGGATGTCACCGTGTTCGATGTCTTCCGCGTTAGGATCGGCGTCTTTGCGTACCTTGTTCAAGGTCTCATAGCTACCGACTTCACGCACACGCATATCCAAAGCTTCCTGAGGAGTACGTGCATCGAGTCCTACGAACTCAAGTTCCATATCCTCATTGAGAGGATGGACGATGTACTTGTTGATCTTTGCTGAAAGAAAACGGAGCAGAGGAGCAAGACCACGGTCACGAGAAAGCTTTTGCTTTGACTCGTTCGATGTCTCAAACATCGGTGCTTGGTTCGTTACTCCACCACGTAGATCAAAGTTCACTTCTGCCGGGTCGATCAAGTAGATCGAGCATACAACCTTGATAAGGTATTCCAGCCAAAGCTGGTACTCCATATCTCGGTTGGTCTGACTAAGAGGTATCCACTGAAGGTCACCATCGAAAGCCATGATGGGTGTTTTGAACGAACCGTTTACTCCTGCGGCCTGTGCAAGCCACTGGCGACGGAACGAGTCAAGATGCTCAGTATGAATACTTCCACCAGCACTCTTCAGGTTGATCATGCCCTTGGGCACGGTTCCCTGAGAGAAGTAACGACGGTTGTACTCTTCTGCCCAAAGATGCGAGGTAACGGTAGTGACAAGGGTTTCAAGTTCTGAGAATCCGTAACCGTTAGCGAACACGTTTGTTCTAGGGTTACGAATGCAGAACGCCATCTCTTCGGCAGAGAAGGTACGTACGACCTTGTTTTCCATGATCTGAACGTAGTCCACCATCGGCTTTGCCGATCCGGCCTTCTCACGACCTCGACGGATGGTTGCTGCGTCTACAGCGTAGAAATTATCAGGCTTTCCATTGCGTCGATGCGTGACTTCAAACGTCATCTGGTCATACGTAAGAGAGTCACGTACGACCTTTTTGATAAACGCTTCAAAGTCATCCTTCTTCATGTCCTCTTCGCGACCTGTGTTCAGCAGGAACCTACAGATATCACTGGTCTCTTTGAGTTCAGCCTTTGTCATCGACTTCTTATTCTGTTTATCCCGACGCTTGATCTGGAAGCCGATGTGGTACTGATCTTTCTGCGTCTGAGCAAACGAAGCCGCTTGAGCGATACGGGTCTGCAACACCGCAGCAACGACCGAGTTCTGTTCAGCCATTCTCTGCATGTGGGTGAACGTGACGTGAGAAGGTTTGTCTTTGTAGCCGAAGTTATCCATGAACTGGAACGGGTCCACTTCCACGGATCGGCGTAGAGCCTTCATCAACTCCGCTTCTACCGTACCCATAGCAGGGAGCCTTCCGGGCTTCCGAAACTTGGGTGCGTTACTTACCTTTTCTACGAGTCCCGCCATTTCATATCTCCTGAGTGATGGCGAGTTAGTCCTGCTTCTTGGCTTTCACGGGTTTACGACTCTTACGAACCTTCACACCTTCAGCAACATCGAGAGACTTGTTGAGATCTTCAGACACTTCACGAACCACCCGCATCGCTTTGACCGACTTCTTCATGTCACCTTCCTCCAATGACTTGTTCTTACCGTCGCCACCGATGGTGCTTACCTTCTTTTTCGGCTGGTTCTCGCCACCAAAGGTAGCGTCAGGATCAGCACTGGTCTTGCTGTCATTGGTCTTGTCCTTCTTCTCGCCCTTTTTCTTGCTGCCCTTCTCCTCAGTCGGATCACCGTTGTTGTCTACAACCGTCTTAGGCTGATTCTGACCACCGAAGGTAGCCTTCTTGTCAGCCGAGGTCTTTGAGTTCTCAGCCTTCCGCAACTCCTGCTGAAGTTCCAGATGGTTCCCACCGTAGATACTATCAAGACCCAACATCACACCCTTTTCTTCGATTGCTTTCGCAATAGCTTCATCACTTGTCATCGCCACGTTCTCCTCTTTATCAAGCGACTTGTAGGACTGACGTTCTTCCCACTCATCGGCCTTCATCTGTGCCGTCTTCATCTTTCTAAACGCTTGGTTAGCACGAACTTTGTAAGTCTGTGCCTGTTTCTTAGCACTCCTGTATCCTTGATCGGTGGAGGACCGTTCTGCTCTGCTAAGAGCCATATCGTGCTTGAGTTCAAGGTCTTTCCATTCCTGCTCAAGTCTCTTTGCCGTAGACCTATGACTTCCACCACCAGCCCTCCTCTTCGACTCGTAGACGGGGTTACCTTTTTTGTCCATTCCAATAACCCGACCACCATGACTACCGGGGCCTTTTCCTTGACCGATAGCCGCACACATACCTTTTCCTTTGCTGCGAACTTTCTTACCGGGAGTATCACACCCCTTGTCAAGGCTCTTGAAAGGCTCTTCCAAGTTGTCTTCAAAGACACCGAGCATTCGATCACCAGCCTGTTCTCTGGTCAGCTTGATGGGACGCTTTTTTGCGGCCTCTGCTTCACCTTCCATCTTTGCCAGACGAGTGTAGTAAAGGTGATCTTCCATGAGGTGATCCATGGCGATCTCACGGGCTTTCGCTTTGTCGTTGGTATGCTCTTTCTCTACTTCGATACCCATCGTCAACTCTTTGCGAATGAGTGACGGAGTAGTGCCATGCTTCTTTGCTGCATCCATGATGCACTTACCGTCTGCCTTACCACCTACGATAAGGTTCTTTCCTCGAACGATCTTTGCCATCCCTATGCTCCTATGTACGCACGGATTTTTGCAAGGAGCAGACGGGCTTTCTGCTTCTTCTCTTCCGGTGCATTCCCGTTTACAACACTTGCGGCCATGTCTACCCACTGACGAAGCATCGCTTTGGTGATGCCTTCACCGGATGCTGGTTTGTCAGGATACCTACGAGGCTTAGGCGCACCGTTAGGCGCTACCTGAGTACGGTAGATACCCTTGCCATCGTTTCTCGAATGTCCTTCATGTCCCTTGGTCGTACCCATCTGAGCCGTGTGCGCTTTCTCAAGCGAGTCACCGTACTCCTTGTCGATATGTCTGATGTTGAGGTCAAGGAACTTCTTGTACCACTCCATCATGTCGGAAACTTTGTCTAGACTGTAATCGTTGAGGCTCTTTGACCAGTCAGGGAACTTCAACTGACCTACTTCAGCCGCCTCAAAAAAGTCAGGAAGGATGTACGTACTTCTCGTGACGCTTACCGTATCACCGATAGCTTTAGCGGCATGCTCGATAGCCTGTTTGAGTATCGCCTTTCGTGCCTTCACAGTCTTTGCACTGTTGACTTTCAGGCGAGAGAGTTCACGAAGCATTTCAACGGTAGCGATGTTCGACCGCATGTCGTGAACAACCGGGATGCCGTACTTTTCCTTTA